GTGTACGGAAGCGTTACTTCTCGTCTTGCCACTTGACCACCAGTTCTATCGGGCCATTGTCTGCACCAACGTGTTCTTGTCTTGCTAGGTCAGGCACAATCTTTTTAAGCAAAATGTCGGCTGCTTTGATTTGGGTAGCACTTAGCTCTAAATCACCGTCAACGTGCAACATAAGCCTGTTCATAATAGCGGTAGCTTGGATTCTATCTTTCCACCGTTCAGACAAAGTAACTTTGTTTTTTCTAGCTGCCATACGAAACCCCGTAATGTTTTAGTTCATTTGCAAGCATTTCTTCATGCTTTGGGGATTTGCGTATCTCTGCCAAACATCTAGGAAATATTACGTTGTATGCAGCATTAAAGGCGTGAGAACATATTTTTTCTTTTGTTCCATCATGCTTAAAACTGCATTGAGCTTTTTTGCTACCAGCAAAGCTATGCTTAAACCAGTAAGCAAACTCACCCATGTAAGCAGACACCGCTTCATAGCAAGCCTCGTACAAAGGCGCAATAAAGGGAAATATTTTGTTATTGGTCTTTACAACCAAGCCATTGTTGGTCAAGTTAGGCGTTTGGCGTATCCAATCTGCCTCTACCTGATAAGCGTATTGTTCATCATTGAAATAAGCAATGATTTTCTTATCAATGTCTAAATTAGCAGACCATATCTCTTTGATTTTATTGCACTTATCAGAGCATACCCCGTTTCTAGCTTCTTTTTCATGGGCATGAACTCTTTTGCCTGTTCCTTTACCAATATAAAAAACAGTCTGATCCCTTGGATCAATAAGTTGGTACAAGTACCATTTGTAAGTTTCCATATCTTTTCTCAATTGTTGTAGAGCTTTAGATAGGTTAATTATATAGCATTCTTAACGATTTAGCGTTTACGCATCATTTCTAAGTCTTTGTTGCTCATTGCGCCTTGACCTAGACCTTGTCCCATGCCTTGTGCGCCAAGACTGTTGACTGCGCTTTGCAGCATTCCACGGCGATCCATTTGCGGGGGATTTGTAGGCATAGTCGCTGAGTAACTCTGTTGTGGCATTGGCATCCCATAATCACCCTGCGGTTGCTGGACGGGCATCTGACCTTGCATTGCGTCTTGTGGTTGCATTGCGCCTTGCGCCATTTGCATTCTATCCATTTCGGACATTGCACCAGCACCTTGCATACCTTGAATTGATTGCAAGAACTTCATAGCTTGTTGCTGTTGAAGCATTTGAGCTAGTTTTTCGGGGTTGTCCATAGCAATTCCTATTTTAAGAAGCGTAATTTGTAAGAAGTCGAATCAATCAATGCAAGTATCTCATCTACGATATTTTGCAATTGACTGTCCTGCGGTAATTCTTTGCGGATTTCTTGCACAAAGTCACTAAGACTTTTTAGGTATCGCTTGGGATTAGTCGCAACATGAAAGTCGCTTGGATAAGTTTTAATCTTATCGTGACATCCTTGATACGCTTCTGTAAAGTTATCCACAAGGTCAGTAATACCCTCATAATACTTTTGCAACGCCTTATGCTCTGCGTAGCTTTCGGTCTGAAAGTGCATAAAATGCGTATTTGTCGCAGAGTGCAGCAGGGTTGATACAAAAGTAGCTGGATAGTCCATTTACGCCTCGTTTTCAATGGTGGCTACTGTAATTGTACAACCACCTCCCTTTTTAATCACCCCCCTGTTGATGTATATACGGTCAAACTGGCTGTCATCGTCAAATAGTCCTGCGTCTTGCAAACTGTCAAATAATGCTTTTAGACGGTTATCCAAGTCAATAGCCCGTTTATCCCTTGGGAAAATGGTGATTGACGCACCTAGACGTTCTTGACCAAACTTAGGTAAGTTGTGCGTTGCAACATACTCTTGTATTGCAATCTTATATTCCCTGCCTCCTGTGGAAAGTACGGTTCGCCCCCTAAAGTTGCGCCAGTATGTGTTCATGCTTGGGGGGAGGGGTAGTTCAAGGGTTACAAGCATAGAGCCTCAGTCTGTTCAAGCAAATCTTCTTCTGTAACGCCGTATTTGTCTGCAAAGGCTTTCTTGCCTAACCCATGTACGCCGCTGTTACCTGTGTGATGTTCTGGACATAGCGGTATAACTGGAGCGTTATCACGCTTCATGCCTAATCTGCGAATATGGTGAATATGTGCGGGAGTTTCCTCATACCCAAGATGTCTGCATAGCGCACAACCAAGCTCTGCAAGTTTCTCGTAGTGCTTACGCTCCGCTTTTTTCACGTTGTCATCCGTTCTAGGTGTCGATTGCTTGCTTGCTCTGTCCGGTACGCTTCAAAGCGCATTTTAGCTGCCTCAAGCCGCCATTTAATCGTTTCTGCAAGCTCTACAGCTTCGCCGATAGCTTTGCATAGGTTTTGATAGTCTTGGTGAGCGTACGCTTCCCGTTCCTGCGCTCCAATAGCCGTTTCGTAGCTTTGTTTCATAAGGATAGCTTTTAGGCTGCTTTTATAAGTTTCAAGTTCTGCGACTTTACCTTTTGCTTTACCGTACTCTGGTGCATTCTTGTAGATGTAATTGATTGATTCGTGCGGGTCAAAGTCCATTGATTTCTCGATTCTTCATGGTTAGTCTGAAAATACTACTGTTGCGTACCGCTAAAATGCGTTTTACATATGACCTTGCAGAGCGTTCTTTCTGCGTCATTTTTTGCATATTTCGTTTAGCGTCTGGTTTATCGCCTAACGCATAAATTGCACGAATATGCTGTTTACCTAAAATTGCGTGTCTGGTGTAACCAGATATATGTATGCGCTTACCAAACCTTTTAGATTCGGTCTTTAGCTTGGTCAATCTGCTGCTGATTTGGTCATGCGTTAAATCTAACTTTCTGCATAGTTCTGCTTTAGTCATTGGTTCTTCAGCTAGCAACAACAAAATGCGGTCAGTATTTGAACCCCATGCGTTCATTCTTGTTCCTTGCTTGGTGCTTCCAGAACGCTTTTAATGACCATTGCAGCGTGTTTTGCTAGTGGGTAAGGTGTTTCCTTATCTATCTCAATTAATGCGTTGTAGGCTATTTTTAACGCATCACGTTCAGTTACTGGTTTTGCTTTAGTTTTTTGCTGCTTTGCTTCTAATAAGTCCCACGCTTCATCTTCAGTCATGGCTAATTTCCTTAAAAGTTTGGCGATTTCTTCTTGCTCTTGGTGCGTAACCCAAGCACCAGCTTCTAGTATTTCAGCGTAGCGAATGGCTGCTTTTTTCATGCCATTAGCTCAATTTTCTTATCGCTTGCCCAAAATAGTTGACCAAACATACCTTGATATTGTTTAGCAAGCGCAAGAGCGTCATAAGTCGGTTGAGTGTTGCGAGGTATTTTGTACACCCGAACAAAGCGACCACCATGCTTTAATCCTGTGTCGTGCCTAGCCATGTCTAAAAATTGCATAGACTTTTGACGCATGATGTTACGCAAATTGGGTTCTGCAATGCCGCTAAGTTGCGACAATTGCCTAATGCTGACCCAATCCGTTTGTTGCTCAAGAATTTCAATCAGTCTTGTTTGGTGTTTTACTCTCATGTTTTGTTGTCCCGTTTGGATAAAACAAAGTTTTTGCAATTCGACTTGGTGCTGCTAAGACTGTTAGGCTTCCCGGTCTTGTATGTGTCTTAGGTGTTTTGTATGCAGGTCTGTCAAACTTGTCTATTTTGTCTTTCTTTTTCATCCCAATGCCTTTTTGATGTTTTGCAATGCTTCGTTTTTTTCTTGCATAATTTTAGTTAAGTTTGATTGCTGCACTTTAAGCAACGTTTCATATTCATCTTGCGCCAAAATTGCAATTTTTTCTTTTAATTCATCGCCATTTTTGACAATTTGAAATGAATCAATGTTGTAGCCGCTTTGTTCAATTACTAATTTGCATCTTGAATCGTAAAACAAAAGCGTATTGTTCATAACACATTCATAAAAACGATTAGCCATAAAAGCATAATGAGTATGCGTATGCTCGTCCTCAAGGTAAAGACTGTATTTGTAATCTCGCAACCTTAAACCAATTGGTTCTATTAAATCAGGCTCTTTATCAAACCATTGCAGTTTTTCAATAAACCTAGCTTGTATTCCTGCGGTTTGGTATTTAAGATGATTTTTCTTTGACGAACTAACGTAATAATTGACATTGTTGTAATCAAGCATATCTTTAACACGGTGCTTTCTAAATGTGCCGTAATAAATTAAATCGTTAGTGCGTTCTGATGTTTCCATCGTTTTATAAAACAATTGTTCATCAAAAATCATTGCGTTTAAGTTGACTGTATGCCACTCATCAATCCAATCGTTTAACTTTTTGTTGTTCATGTTTTTATTAAGTATCCAATGTCTATAACCAGAGCGAGGATTGTTACAAATCATATGGTATGGCTTGTTGTATTTAATTAACCATTTCCTAAGAAGTATGTTGTCCTCTATATCGTGATCGTTTACAAGCCAAAACATTTTGGCATTATTGTTAGCGTCCAAAATGTCTAAATAGGCGTTGTATTTCATGTAGGGTGACGCATAAGCACAAATGATTACATCGTATTTATTGCCAATAACTAACGGTATTTGTGATTGATGAGTCACAATGTCTGCGCCTAAATAATTTGCAATAATTTCTGAGTTTTTTACATGAACAATAGATGATGGTGCTTTAGGGTCTATTATTTTTTCGCACGATTCAATAATTAAAGTTTTCATGCTAATTGTGCTACTCGTTCAGCAATACGTGTTCTGAACTGCCCCATGTCCTCACCCGGTCTTGGTTGCATACCTAATTCACGTGCTTTGTCCATCGTAAGCTGCTCACTTGAATACCAAGGAAGTGCAGGTTTCTTAGGTGCTTTAGCTTTCATCTCTAACTCGTCAAAGTATCGACCTTGGTTTAGCCATGTCGCAGGGTGTGGAATAAACTCTGTGTCTGTTTCCTTCAGTTTCCAATACTCAACGTGGGTGTCTACAACGTCAAGGGCTAACTCTTGTTCATCAGGGGGTAGCTTTGCAAACGCTTGCATAGCGGTCTTTTTAGCTACCTTGCGAGGGTATTTCTTCCAGAATTGTTCAAAGTCCATGTTTATCCTTAATAGGGGCTTTCGCCCCTCTGGTTTAGTTGTAACTTAAACCCTGAAACTCAAAACTGTCAGCAAGTTCTGGTGCTGCCGACTTACGGACGTTAAGGGAAACACAAGCAAAACCGTAACGCTCTGCCAAATACTGCTTGGCATCTTTGCTGTTAGCGACCACAGTAATTTCTGTGGAGTTGAAATCTGAGGGTAAGAAAGTAAAGTCAACCATGTGACCTCCAAAAGTTGTTGTGTTCATGTTGTTGCTCCGTTTGGTTAGTTGATGTAGAGATATTAAGCTAACTTAACAATCTGTGCAAGCGATAACCAACTATTTTTATTAGTACTTTCCCTAATGTGTTGTTTTAGACATAACTTCCCCAAGGGTGGATAGCACGTAGTTTCCTACTGCTTTCCTACCTGACCCATATCTTTTAGATACCAGTCCTACCTGAGTTAATGTTCAATCGAGCTAGAGTCTTGTCCCACCGATGTCCTCTAGTCTTGTGTAGTCCCCATTTAAGGCTACGTGGCTTGCAGTCGGGTGTGTGACTAGCCAATCTTTATTGGGTGCGGGCGATTTAACCCCATTTAATAACGCTCCCTGACGGAAGACGCAAGAATAAAAAAGCCGCTTAAATCTGCATATTGGTGAGAGAACATCTTTTTTAAGGATGCCACGCAAAAAGCGTCAATATACAGATTTAAACGGCTTCGTCATCTCTCACGACAACGGTTTAATTATGTACTACTTTTTAAAGAAAGTAAAGTGAGCTTCGATAAAGCACGATTTCCACTAGACAATTAAACACTAACGTCTAAGAGTGCGGGTGCTTGCCACAGAACCTTTATTCTAGACGCTTGCATTAAAAAATTGGGTCGCTAACACCCAATACTCACAAGTCTGAGTGCTGGTGTCTTAGCGGGTACTTGTTAATAAGGTGTCTAGAATCTTATTAAATCACCGCCCCAACCAAGTGTAGCTGCACTCAATCTCAACACTCAGGCTTGTAAGTATTTAACGCAATTCTACCCAAATGTCTTGCCATGTCGAGGGAAACATTGCTTTACGTGTGTATTTACCGTCTGACGCTTTCTCTAAGCTAGCTGCAAGAAATATCAATTTATCTTGCGGAATACCGTTGCTGCGCCATTGAGAAACAGCAGCCAAGGTTACGCCACACAACTTAGCTACCTTTGTTGTGCCACCTAAAGTTTGGATGATTTCGTTATTGTCCATGTAGACATCTTAACATATTTGACTTGACATACATATTTAGTTGTCTTAATATTCGTATTAGGCAATCACGCCTAACAAGGAAAAATCATGGAAGAACAGCAATTTCAAGACGAATACGAACAACGGTTAGAAGAAGCACTTAACCAAGTTGAACAGGGTTACGTCACAGAAGACTACATGGCAATTATTCGCCATGCTTGCAATTTACCTAAAGCATCACCTAAAAAACTACTTCCCCTTGTCTATAACTTTGATGAAATTTTTGGAGCAACACAATGATTATTACTGGATCAAACTCAGACCGTAAGCAGTTTCAAATTGCACCCGCTGGCACTCACTTAGCTCGTCTTTACCGCATTATTGACCTTGGGACTCAGATGCGTGAGTACGAAGGCAAAGTCACAATGAGCCGCAAAGCAAAGTTTTTTTTTGAACTTCACGGTGAGGACGCTGAAGGCAAGCCATTGACCACAACGGACGGTAAGCCGCTAATTCAATCCCGTGAATACACAGTCAGCCTTAACGAAAAAGCAAACTTGCGCCGTGATTTAGAGGCTTGGAGAGGCAAAGCTTTTACTGAGGACGAACTTAAAGGTTTTGATTTAAAGAACATCCTTGGACATTTTTGCATGGTTAACATCAGCCACCGCCAAAAAGGTGACATGACGTATGCAGACCTTAAAGGCATTTCTGCTGTGCCTAGCATTTACAAAAAACAAGGGTTGCCAGAACCAGTAAACACCACGATGTTGTTTACTCTCGACAAGTTTGACGAAACTATGTTTGATTCGTTGTCTGAGAACATCAAGGAAACGATTAAAAAGTCACCTGAGTACCGCAGCATAGGTGAGCAATCTAAAGCGTACCAAGAGGCTTCTAGCGGGTCTGTAGCGGATATGGATGATGACGTACCGTTTTAGGGAGCTTATCTTGAACCAGACTGAGGAAGCTATCTTGATTTCTTGGCGGCTTCAGCAATGGTATCAAGGCATGGTTCTTGACCAAAGAGCCATGCAAGACGTACAGGACGCTATTGAGATGCTTAAAACCCTTGCTAAACAGGTAAGCAAATGAACAATAAAATTCGCAAAACAGAACATTTATTAAGTAAACAAATTGGAATTATTGAAAAAATTTGTAATTCATGCAAAATTATTAAACCAGTTTCAGATTTTTCTTTAAAAAAAACTATTTTAAGCGGTTTTTTGCCAAGAAGTGCTTGTAAAGCCTGCAGAGTATTAGAAGCAAAAAATTGGCGAATAAAAAACCCACAAAAAAGTCTTGAATATTTCAAACTTTCTTGCTTAAAAAATCCTGATAAACACAAAAAATGGCTTAAAAAAAGTTACCAAAAAAGAAAAGAAACTTTAAGTGATTCTTATGTAAAAGATTTGCTTATTAAAAAAACAACTTTAACTAGGGCGCAAATTCCAGTTGAACTTGTAAAAGCAAAACAAATTCAACTTCAAATTAAACGATTTTTAGAAGATCAAAATGAAAAACGTTAATGAGTTACGAGAAAATTTATCTAGTATATTTCAGCAATTGCAAAACAAATCAATTTCTACAAATGAAGCAGCAGAATTGGCAAATTTGGCAGGAAAAATGATTGCAAGCGCAAAAGTGCAACTTGAATATTATTCACTTCGCAAAGAATCTCCGGTTATAACTTTTTTAAAATCCGAAGATAAATAATATTAGCTAAACAGGTAAACAAATGAAGATTAGTCCACCCGCTTTTCCTACATACTTAGCAGACAACATGGCGCATGGCATGAGCTTGCGTGACTATTTTGCTGCTGCTGCTATGCATTGTTATTTATTAGAAAGCATGAATGATAACGAACGTGATTCAGAACCAATGTGGATTGCTAGATTTTCCTATGAAATGGCTGATGAAATGTTAAAAGCGAGAGAAGAATGATTATCAAAACAGCAGATTCAGAGTCAGGCCATTGGTACGCACAAGACGGGTCACCAGCTTATCGGGTTGTCGGTAAAAACGGTGTAGAACGCAATACTCGACTGACTGACGCAAGGGAACGTGGTTTAGTACCAAGCGTTACGACTATCAGCGGTTTGCTTGCGAAGCCCGGTCTGTCTAACTGGTTGCAACAACAAGTTTTGTTAGCTGCGTTGACGTTACCTAGAGCAGAGGGTGAGTCAGAGGAAAACTGGTTGCAACGTGTGATGTCTGACGCTAAGTCTACAGGACGGGAAGCAGCAGACCGAGGTACTCGACTGCATGGGGTGCTTGAGAGCTTTTATGAGGGAAAGCTGATTGAGTTTCCTAACTACGTTTACAGAGTGCATTCTGCGCTTGAGAGTCACTTTGGCCCTGCCAATTGGGAAGCAGAACGTAGCTTTAGCTGGGGAGGCTATGGTGGAAAAGTTGACCTCATAGCTGAAAACATCGTTGTCGACTTTAAGAGCAAAGAAGGTGATTTGAGTAAGATTACCCCTTACCATGAGCAAATCATGCAGCTAGCAGCTTATAGAATGGGTTTAAACAAGCCTACCGCTAGGTGTGCTAACGTCTACTTCACGGAATCTGGTGACGTTCGACTGATTGAGCATTCAGAGCAAGATTTATCTGATGCTTGGGAGTGTTTTCAATACTTGTTAGCTTTCTACAAGAAGAAGAACTCGATATAATCAAATGGCGGGGAACGCTAGTGTCCCTCCCTCCTTAGCCTAGTTAGTACCCGCACCCCATTTTGCAAAAAAGCAACAAAAGTGAAAATAACGCTTGATTTGATTATTTAGCTAGCTTAATATCACTACATGGCAACAACGCCATAGGATGAAAAGGAAGAACATGATAGCGAAAATTGAAGTGTGGTTTGATAAGTCCTACAAATGTTGGTATGTCACTTCATACAACGAAGAAAACAACCAATATGACGAATCTAAAGATTTTTACAAAAAGTCAGACGCAGTTGCTTTTGCTAAAAGTTTGTTACCAAAACTTGTAATTGAAACTAGAAATTAAACTTAACGGGGCGCAAGCCCCATCACTTAGGAAGAATCATGCACATATCACCAGAATCAGGAAGAAACGACAACATCCACGGTGACGAAAACTACCGTGAGCATTTAGGTGCAGAAGCTGTTGACCTCTACGATGTCATCTTTGCAATTGAAAAAGGTGGTAGCACAACTGACGGCACTAGCCATCACGAATGGATACATCACATTTGCGAAGGTGATGAAATCACTACCATCATGCAGCACATTATCAAAAACCGTCATAAGCCTGAGTTTGGCGAGATTATGAACGAAATTGAAGCAGCTATTGAAGGGTGGTTGCCATGAAAAAGATTAGCCCATTTGTAAGCGAAAACAACAATTTAAACCGTTCTAACTACGGTTACTTTGCAGACCAGTCGCACTCTAACTGGACGTTGCGTACACCAAGAGTTATGGAACACGGTGCTTACGAACCAAATAGCGACAAAATACCTGTGTCAGCTTGGTTTGGTTCTGCGCTTGTTGTTGGATGTATCTTTCTTGCTATGTTCCTGTGAGGCTATGATGACCAAAATAGACGCTGTTTACCTGCATTTAAAGAAACATGGACACATCACAAGTTGGGAAGCTATAAAGCTATATAAAGCGACCCGATTAGCAGACATTATTTACAAGTTGAAAGCGCAGGGTTTTAAAATCTTTACTTTGATGGTTGAGGGTGAAAACACCCGTTTTGCACGTTACTTTCTAAAGGATAGAAAATGAAAAAGTACATTATTGGTGTAGTGTTAGCTTTATCAGCCTCCGCAGCTTATGCGGCTTGCGTTACTAACACTACGTTTAGCGGTGGACGCATGATTATGTGTACAACGTGTTGTTATGGCAACCAATGCCAAACCACTTGCATTTAAGCAAGCATTGTATTGGCTTTAACCTTTACCGCAGCAACCCGATTTAACCAACCTTTGCCATACGTTTCAAAGGTGTTTAAGCTGCGGTAAAAGGCTTCTTTTTCATCACTAAACCTGTCAATAAGCTCTACAGGGTTAGCAGCTAAAACCGCTTTCATGGTGATTGGCCCTAACCCACCATCCGCAGGAACACCCACCGCAGACTGCAAGAGCTTAATTGATCTGCCCGGCCCTGCATTCACACCCATATCAAACACCAAATAGTCGATACCAGAGGGTAGCTCGTCTGCACGAACAGCGTCCCAATACTTCTTTTTGTATAACGGTTCAACATCCGCAGGAG